CAGCTATATTATTTACTAATTCAGCATAATCTTCTAAAACGTCATAATTTTCAAGAACGTCTTTAATTCTTTTAATAGCTTCTTTAGACATTGTAGTAGCATCTGGTTCTATATAAGCAGCAACCACATCTTCTACATCATGATATAAGTCTTCTTTACCCCAATCAGCTACGATTGCGTCTAATAAGTCATATAAGCCTTTTACTACAGGGAAATTAGGATCGTTATGATGTTCTTCTACTGGTTTTGATTCTTTTACGCCTGAGGGGTTATTTTTAAACTTAACGTTAATTCCTAACATAGTATTGTCGTTAGGAGCTTTAACATATTGAGCATCTAATTGATCAGCGTAGTTTTTACCTACAAAAGCTTGCAATTGCTTATTTACTTCATTAGCTACTGGGTTAAGAACTCTAGAAGTACCACTAAGTATAATACTGATAAATGAATTAGCTTCATTTACAAATATTTCAGCCATTACAGCATCTTCAGCATAAGTATTTCCTTTCTTTGATACTGCTTGAAAGGCACTAGCAGCATTTTTAATATCGGATGTAACGATTTTTACACCGGTTACTCCATTTACTTTTTTAATAACACTATATAATTCTCTTGCTAATTTTTTAAGTTCAAAATTACCAACAGCTTCTTCTACTTTATTTTCGTTTGCTTTTTTTTTGGCTAATTTTTCTCTAATAATTTCTTCAATACCTTCTTTAATAGTTTTAACGGAGCCAGTTACACCTTTATCTTTTAATTCTTCAACGCCTTTAGGTTTTTTAGGTGCTTTTTCTGAGTCGCCTAAATTATCTTTAACGTTTGCTTTAGCGTCTTTTTTTAATTCTTTTTTAATGTAACCATCAGCCTTAACAGGTCCTTTTTTAACAGCCTCAATTGTTTTATCAGTTACTTCTATTTCACGAGGTCCTAAAATTGGATCTTTTGGTTTAAGTCCATGCATTACTTTAGTATAGTAATTTGGATCTTTAGTTAAGTTATCTAATACTTTCTTTTGAGCAGTTAATACTTCATCTTCAGTTAAATCACATCTAACAGGCACCATACTTTGACCTAGCTCATAATCTAAACCATTAGCATATTCATATGGATTTACCATATCAATAGTTTTAGCGATTACTTCAACTTCGCCATATTTTTTACCATCGGCTTCGTTAATAATACCTTTATTTTTAAGGATTTTAACTGCGTCTTCGTATGAAGTTAAATTAGTAATCCATGGAAGATGAGCATCACGTCTTACTTCGTATAAAAATTTCTGGTTACTCATGCTACCAGATTTATGTTTGATATAAAGTTCTTTTGTTGTCATATATATAAATATTAGCTTCTACCTTGTCCGCGATATGTCTTAGGGCGAGGAGTGTGTTTGTTATACGATTTTTGTGCGCTACCTGTTTTGCGTTTGCCAAATGTTAATTTTTGGCTGCTACTTGCTGATTTTGCCTTTGCCATTATTGAACTAATCGTTTAATTTTATTATTTGTTTCTTGTATTTTAGCTGAAATTTTAGCTAGTGCTTCTTTAGTTCTATTTAAATAACGAACCTCATTAACATCTGATTTCATTTCAGATTTCATCTTTTCAGTGTAATCAACTAGTTTATTGATTTCATCTATTTTTCTACGAATTTCTCTAACCGCTCTGTGCATTTGCTCACTTGGAGTTCTTACTTGAGTTGTTCTTTTAAATTCGCTATAACGACCTTCTTTTATAGGTAATGGGTTCATTGTTTGTAAACCACTTGCACCTGTTGTAGTACTATCAAAATCAGCATCGTCACTTGTTTCTTCGTTTGTAACTTGTGATTTTAGATATTCTATTCTTTTTCTTAGTTGATCAATTTGAGCATCAGCGCCTTTACTTCCATATTGGTTAGACCAACGTACAAGTCTACGTAATTCATCTTCTAAGTCAGATATATTATTATAATCTGGTCCATCATCTTCCATATCAAACTCACCATATCCTTCTTTCATACCTAATGCTTTCTTTGTAATTATAACAGCATCAGAGGGTTTTAAAGCTCCCATTTCTACTGCTTTTAAAAGCACTTTAATAGAATCTTTTTCAGCACCTAGTTGTTTTAAAATACTAACTAAAGAATCATATTCACCGGCTTCCCATAATTCTTTGTATGTGATCGCTTTTGAAGGACGATTTGGAATTGATGGAGCAAAATGTGTACCGAATGTTTTGTTATAATCAGAAGCAACTTTTGGGAATGCTTTTGGAGAAGCATATTGAGCTCCGGTACCCGGAGTAGCAGATGCGGAACCACCGGTTCCGGACATCTCATTTGTTTTTTTCTTAGCTAATTTTATTTTAGCCATTATTGACTCTCTTAAGTTCGTTAACTAATTCTTGGTACTGAAGTAAAGCAGAAATTTGTTCGTCTTTAATCTTCTTAGATTCCAAAATTGGACTGATTAGTGTTATAACTTCTTGAACCTTAATTTTAGTTACAGGTTCATCTATTGATTTTTGTAAGTCAAGCAAATCTAATCTAACTTGTCTGAATTTTTCATTTAAAAATTTCTTTAAATTAGTAGAATCAGAAATACTTTGAATATACTCACGTAATACTTCTTTCTGTTCGTCAGATAGTGTTGAGAATTTTTTATTGAATTTTTCAAGCATTATCTTTTGAACTAATACGCGATTAGCTTTGTCTTGTTGTAGAAATTCTTCAACAATTGGAGATAAATTAGTTGGAGATTCACTTCTTGTTAAGTGCTCTAAAATACTAATTTTGCTTGAAATAATCGTTTCTGGATTTTTGAATTTTTTATCAGTATAAGATTCAAATAATACGTAGATTGATGCTAATGTTTTGTAATTATTGATTTTAGCTTTAAAGAAATCTTGGAAATCATACGATGTCTTAATTTCTCTAATTAAATTAAATTTTTCTTTATTTAACTTAACTCTATCAATTTTTGTTGACATTTCTAATATAGTAGAAATAACAACATTAGCTTTTTGCTCTGTTAATTGTTCAGAATTAACTAGAGACTGGTAAAGTTTGTTTTCTTTAGCCATTTCAGAATTAATAAAATATCTTTTAATTAATCCTAATGCTTTAGAATTTTGATTAACCATGGAATCCGCCGTAATTTGACGCACCAATAGCTCAAACAAAATACCAGTATTCTTAAATTTACTATGTTTAACTTTCATGATTGTAGAACGCTACTAATTATAAATATTTAATTTATTTGATTTCCTCGCGGATATTGTCCTCGTCTAACAAATTGCTTTGCTCAAAAAGGTTGATTTTGCGTGAAAATTTCATGTCCTCAAACATATTTTTGTTTTTAAAGAATATTGCGTTGGTATTCATAGATTCAAGCTTCATGTTAGCGTTAACATTAGCACGAGTCTTTACATTATATTTGTCCATTCCGTCGGCATCTTTACCAGCACCTTTAAGATCATCTTTACCTAATCTATCACGACCAAAATTACTATCTTGATCGTTATGATCAACACCTTTTTCAGGTCTTCCTGGAATTGGTTGTTCAGGATATTGATCATTATCTTCATCATATCCTTTAGGCACATCGTCTTTAGTTCGTGTAGATTGTCTACCTTTACCATACAATGATGCTAATTGGTGAGGTGTACCATATGCTTGACCTGATTCTGCTGGATCGTTACCTTCAGTTTTGATTTGTTCGTATCTAAATTCACGTTTTTTATCTTCAGCAAGTAAATCTCTAATTTCAGAAATCTGGTTTTCAGATAAGTGTAAGATATTATCGTAGATCCAATCAGTAGGCATTAAATTATTTTCCATAATGCTACCGGCTAATTCAATTTTAGATTTTAACAATTCAATACGTTCTTGATCGTATATAATTGATGGAGTTGTTAATGATAATTCAAAGTTTGTCAATTGTTCATTAGTATAACCTTGAGCATATAAGTGAACTAAACCAATTTTAGTCAATTCACTGATTAATATCTTCTGGATGCGTTCAATTGTACGAGCGAAACGAATATCTTCGGCAGCTAATGTAGCTTTACCACTCAATTCACCTTCATAGCCTAAATACGCTTTAGGGATTTTTAAAGCGGAGAATAATTTATCTCTAAGGTATGTTACGTCTTCAATAGCCGCATAATCTAAACCCTTTGTAGTATCGATTTTGGTTGTTGTATCACCACCACGAACAGGTATATAAAAATCTTCAAGTACGTTCTGCATGTTATATCTCAAGTTGTATTGGCCCGTTTGTGGGTCAACAACTGGAGTTTTCTTCATTTTGTTCATCATTTTCTGCATGTAACCTTCTACCTCATTAGGTGGAATATTACCTACGTTAACATAGAATACTCTTTTTTCAGGAGCACGAACAATACGGTGGATTAACATCGCATCTTCCATCAACACTAGTTGTTTATATAACTTACGTCCTGGTTCTAAATAACTTCTACCATAAGGCAAATAGTTAAAATCACTTAATAATCTAAAGTGAGCCATTTCATAGTTATCAAAATAAACACCTTTACCTTCTTGATCTACTAAGGGAGAGGATAAAACATATCCTAAAGGTGATGTTGCTTGAGCAGTAGGATCGTATTTAAAACGTACTGATTGTGGTTTTTGTAAGTCATATCCTTCTTCTCTTAAAATATTATAAGATGAGAATGGAATAACACCATATACACCAAACTTTTCACTAATTTCTAATTTAAGATAGAAATCACCATACTTACACATGTTACGAGTCCAAGACCACAAATTAAACTCAATGTTTAATATATCGTAGTATAAGTTATACAAAATCTTTTGAATTGTTTCGTCACTACTTCTAATTTGTAATACTTCTCCTTGCTCATTGCGTAAAGTACATTCATCTGCTACAATATCAAGGGCAGAGGCACATATAGCATCTGTATCCATTGCCTCGTAATCGGCATATAGCTGAACACGTGTAGTAGGGTAGTTTAATTGTTGAGAAAGGTTGTAATTGATACCACCAGATGTGGTATATAAACGAGCATATCTGTCGTATAATGAGTTTGTTTGGATAACTCCGAGTCTTTGGATACCATCTGTATCCATTACTTTAAGCTCTTTACCTCCTACGTTACGAATAATAACATCTGTAGAAAAGAGTTTTTTAAGTCTACCAAATAGTGAATTTTCAGCCATATTATTGTTTATATTATATAAATATTTATTAACCTAACAACCAATTTATATTTTCTGATTGTTCGTGGGGTAAATCCATTTGGTATGGGTTAGACATAAAATTCCCGTTATTAGGAGAATAAACAGGCGATAAATCGTTGCCCGTTTTGTAAATGCCACTAATAGAAGCTTTAGCCATGTCAAGACCTTGTTGTCTAAAAGATAAAGCTGTATCTCTTAAAAACATCCCGATACCCCAAGCCATTACCAAATCGTCATTATACCCATCAAGCGCTTGTGCCTTACCATTTTTCCAAACAAATGTTCTTAATTCCTCAAGTAATCGTTTAGATTGTATAGTACAAGCTCTCTCGTGAATATACGACACCATCTTTGAGATAACAAGTGGTCTTGTGCGAAGAGAAGTAGTAAATCCAGGAACCATACCACTTGAATTTTCAAATTTGGTAAGGTATTGTTCAACGTTACCCATTGCCATATCCATTTTTGGAGAATAGTAAAGATTACGATATCCTCTGTCTATCACTTGCTGAATTACAGCCCAACCTACGTTAGCATTTTCAATTACAAGTAAAGCATCATTATATTCAGTAGCTATACCAACAAGCAAGTTACCAAAGTCACGAGTCGGTAGTTGTTGTTTAAATTCACCTACTTGTATTGCTGTTTCTACATCAATAATATGAAATGTTGAAAAGTCTTTACCATCACCTCTAGCTACGTCGGCTATAACAGCATATTGTTTAGAGTAATCTGGGATTTCCCAAATCCAAAGTGAACCATCAATACCTCTTTTATCCATTGGTTCCTTCATAAAGGAATCTATATAAAAGTTTAATGTTGGAGGATCAATTACAGTATCACCTGAAGTTGTAAAGTCACAATCACATTCCTGTGCTGCGTTTCTAGGTCCTAATAATGAATCTTGTTCATCTCGCCATTCTTGAGTTCGTTCAGGGTGGACTGTCCAAGGTAATTTAATAGGTACAAACTTATTTTCAGCTGATTGAGCTCTAGTCCATGTTTTATGAAACCAGTTACCAGTACCATAAGGAGTAGATATAGCTATACATCCACCACCCGTAGCTAGTGTTTGTTGAGCAGAAGCAAATATATCTTCAATTTGATCAATGAACGCAGCTTCATCTATTACAAGTAAAGATACAGCTTCGGAACGACCAGCATCCCCAGACGCTGAAACTGCTTTAATTTGAGAACCATTTGCTAATCGAAGTGATAATTTATTATCTTCGACTGCTTTTAGTCTTAACCATGAGGGGAGGTTATTATAAGCGAAACGTACTTTAGTAACCATATTTTTAGCAGTTTCCTGCTTAGTAGCGATTACAAGCACGTTTTTATCTTTATTAAATAGCATCAGCCATAATGAATAAGCTGATACTAGTGTAGAGATACCTAACTGTCTTGATTTATTTGTTATACAGTAGGAATTATTCTTAAATATATTTAATACCTTCTCTTGGAACGGATATAATCCAAATTGAATTCTACCTCTTTGTGGGTGTTGAATCCAATAATATTTTTTCATAAAGTAAACAGGATCTTGAGCACATTTTACGAACTCCTGTTTGATTATGTCTTTTATGTTTTGTTCAGCCATAACAGGTTTTATATATATAAATATACACGAGGATTAAAAAGCCCGACCTTACGGGGTCGGGCCAGAACTATAATACTGAGACTATAGCGGGGCAAATATTATTTAAGGTTTTGGAAACCAGTCATAACTTTATCCAAAATAGTTTCTAATGTTTTAATTTCACTATCATCAAGAACTTTATATTTCTTATAGGTAGCAGTAGAACCAACTACATCAAAAGCTTGTTGTATATATTTTTCTTTTAAGCTATCACTTAAAGATGATGATGATTTACCAGGTACTGGAGGTAATTTTGGTTTATTTCCTGGTACTGGAGGCATAGCTGGTGCTTCTTTAGTAAGACCTGCTAATTCTTGCATTCTTTTAACTTCATTAAGTTGTGTCATATTATTTTATTTTACTAGCATTAAATATACCAAACCGCCTGCTATTAAACCAGCACCAATTTTAGTAAATTTATTTTTGGTTTTTAACTTAGCGTTTTCTAATTGTAAAGTATTATATTGGAATTTCCAATCTTTAATTTGTGTTTGTTGATTGGCAACCATGTTCTTATAGGTATTTTCCTTAGAAACATACTTAGCAATAACACTATCTTTAACAGTTACTTTTTCTTCTAATGTGTTGATAGAGCTATCTTTTAATACTATAATTTGTTTGGCACCATCTAATTCTACTAAATCCTTAGCGGCGCTAACTAGTACTGGTTGAGCTACTAATAATGGGGTAGTGATTGTGTCTACTGGGTAGCGTTTATTAAATGAGCTTACTAATTCAGGATTAGAAAAACCATCAATATTATTTTTTTCTACCTCGATATACTCAACAATAGTTTTAACTTTAGATTTTTGATGATCTATTTTGTATTGTAATTCAACAGCTACTAAATCTAAAGAATCAATTTCAGCATCTTCTTTAGCGATTACTAATTGCATTGAATCAACGGCATGTACTAAACTATCTTGTTTTGCTTTAAATTCACTTGTTAGTCCGATATTTGATACTTTATCAAATGCTAACCAAAGCAAAAGTAAAATTAATACAATGGGTAAAATATATTTTTTCATTAGTTTCTATCTAACATTTTTACGTTTGCTAAAACGTAGTCAAAAATTTCATCATCCTCAAATCCTTCTTCTTTTAAAGAACGAATAATAGATTGAATAGCAGCAACTAATGCTTTTAAAGCAGTTTGAGAAACTAAACCATCCATTCTTTCGTATGTACTATCATCAATATGATAAGTATCTACTTCACTCATTTGAGCTCTTTCATTAACATTCAT